GGCATCTTGCGGATATAGCGGATTCTTTGCGAGAATTGCTAGAATTAGCAAAAGATACTGATTCGGAAGTAGATGATGCTTGATTCTGGCGACAACAACGAACCCCCTAAGCGCCGTGGTGGGCCTACCAAGGCTGAAATCGCGTCTAAAACCCCGAAAAGGCACAATTCCAAGGGTGGTCGTGGCAAAATCGGGCGCCCTAAAGGTGATGCGGGCATTATCAACGAATACAAAGCCCGTATGCTGGCTTCCCCCAAGTCTCGTAAAGTCCTAGATTCTATTTTCAATGCCGCAATGGACGATGAACACAAGAATCAGGCGGCGGCTTGGAAGCTGGTCATGGATCGAATCCTGCCAGTAGCCGCATTTGAAAAAGATATTGTGCAAAACGGGGGCAAATCCGCCATCCAAATCAATATTACGGGGGTGGGCGGCGCTGAAATAGCCCCGTCATCCCCCGATAACACAACTATTGACGGTAATTCTGGTGAAATACTTCAAGATTGAAGAATTTGACTGCCAAGAAACCGGCAACAACGAAATGAACCCCTTATTTCTGGATCGTTTGGACGAATTACGGGCCAAATGTGGCTTTCCGTTTACGATTACGTCCGGTTATCGCGATCCTAAACACTCCATAGAAGCAAAAAAAGAAAAACCTGGCACCCATACCCAAGGCATTGCTGCGGATATTAAGGTAAACAACGGCGCTGAACGGTTTATTCTGCTTAATTACGCCTTTGAAATGGGCTTTTCGGGGATTGGTGTAGCCAAAACCTTTATCCATGTTGATATTAGGAACACCCAGCAAGTTGCTTGGGTCTATTAAATGGTAGCTACCATCCAAAAAGTAGTAGCTACCATAATTAGCTTGCACTAAAGGAGTGTATTTATGAAATGGTTAGCATTGTTTTCGTTTTTGCTTGCAATTCCTGTTTTCGGGCAGACGGTAATCTATTATGAGGATGGCACTGCCTATACGCTTAAGGATGATGAGCATGTGTATGTCAGCAAAGCCCGTAAGATGTACCAGAAAAAAGACTACAAGAACGGGAATGTGTACTTTACGCACAAAAAACCTAACTCTGAGGTAGATCCTCAGGCAAGTCCTACAGATGGCATGGAACCTGGAAGTCCTGAGTGGTGTGATGCGTATGTCCCATATCAATATGGATACACATTTGATGACCAAATCTGGCAAAGATACTGTCAGGATTAAATGGCTGACCTAAACGTACAGCTATTGGATTGGCAACAGGACGTATATTCCGATCCAACACGTTTTAAGGTAGTTGCGGCTGGGCGACGAACAGGAAAGTCTCGCCTAGCAGCATGGATGTTGATTATCAATGGTCTTCAAGCAGACAAAGGCCATGTCTTTTATGTAGCCCCTACCCAGGGGCAAGCCCGTGACATTATGTGGCAAACCCTGATGGAACTGGGTCATCCCGTCATTGCTGGCTCACATATCAACAATCTTCAAATCAAACTGGTCAACGGTGCCACCATTAGCCTGAAGGGTGCTGATAGGCCCGAAACCATGCGGGGTGTGTCGTTACGCTTCCTTGTTATGGACGAATACGCCGACATGAAACCTGAAGTTTGGGAGCAAATCCTAAGACCAGCCCTTGCAGACCAAAAGGGTGAGGCGCTGTTTATCGGAACCCCGATGGGCCGTAATCACTTTTACGAACTTTACAAATATGCTGAGCTAGGGGATGACGAAACCTATAAGGCTTGGCACTTCACCAGTTACGATAATTCGATGCTGGATTCTGGCGAAATTGACATAGCTAAGAAATCCATGTCTAGTTACGCCTTCAGGCAAGAGTTTATGGCTTCATTTGAGGCTAGAGGCTCTGAAATGTTCAAAGAAGAGTGGATTCGATTTGGTGAAACACCCGACGAAGGTGATTACTATATTGCGGTGGATTTGGCGGGTTTTGAAGACATTAACAAAAAACGTACCAAAAACACCAAGTTGGACGAAACAGCTATAGCGGTTGCTAAGGTTAGCCCGAATGGCTGGCACGTTGAGAACATTATTTATGGTCGTTGGGAACTAAATGAAACGGCTATGAAGATATTCCAGGCTGTCAGGGATTATCGCCCTGTCAGTGTTGGGATAGAAAAAGGCATTGCCAAGCAAGCGGTAATGTCACCGCTTACGGATTTGATGAAGCGGTATGGGCAGTTTTTTAGGATTGAAGAATTGACCCACGGAAACAAGAAGAAGACAGATCGTGTAATGTGGGCATTACAGGGTCGTTTTGAAAATGGTTATATACAAATTAACAAGGGTGAGTGGAACAATCGTTTTCTAGATCAACTGTTTCAGTTCCCTGATGTTTTAACACATGATGACTTGGTGGACGCATTAGCGTATATAGATCAACTAGCTCAGGTAGCTTATGACTATGAGTACGAAATCGACGACCATGAAATCTTAGATATTGTCTCGGGATACTAAAATGGCGGAAGAAATTTACAGTCCAGACCCCCTGCTAATGCAGCAGTCCCTTGAAGAGTGGGTAATTACCAAGTGCGAAAACTGGCGTGATTACTACGAATCAAACTACGAAGAAAGGTTTGAAGAGTATTACAGGCTTTGGCGTGGTCAGTGGGATCCCTCAGATTCTCAACGCGCTTCAGAAAGATCCAGAATTATTTCCCCAGCTTTGCAGCAGGCCGTTGAGTCTAATGTTGCAGAACTAGAAGAGGCTACCTTTGGTCGCGGCAAGTTCTTTGACATTGCCGATGATGTCCTTGATGCCCAGCGCCAAGATGCTATGTACTTGCGGCGAAAACTTGCAGAGGACTTTGAATCCTGCAAGATTCGCAAAGCTGTAGCGGAATGTCTGATTAACTCAGCGGTATTTGGTACAGGTATCGGTGAGATTGTCCTTGAGGAAATCAAGGAAATGGCACCTGCAACTGAGCCAATTATGGGCGGTGATCTTCAGGCGGTTGGTGTAAACATTACCGATAGGGCTGTTGTAAAGCTAAAGCCCATCATGCCGCAGAACTTCCTGATTGATCCCGTTGCTACCTCGGTTGAGGATGCATACGGCGTGGCGATCGATGAGTTTGTTAGCCGTCATAGCGTTGAGCTTCTTCAAGAGCAAGGGGTTTATCGTGAGGGTCGTGTTGATTCTGCCATTGCGGATACAGACCTTGAGCCAGATCAAGACCTAACGATCTACAACGATGACAAGGTTCGCCTGACTAAATACTACGGTCTTGTACCCAAAGAACTTCTTGAGCAAGAAGAAGACGTTGAGGTAGAAGGTGATTCTATGTATGTCGAGGCAATCGTTGTGATTGCTAACGGCGGAACGCTTCTGAAGGCCGAAGTTAACCCCTACATGATGAACGACCGCCCTGTAGTGGCATTTCCTTGGGATGTGGTTCCCGGCAGGTTCTGGGGTCGTGGCGTTTGCGAAAAAGGCTATAACAGCCAAAAAGCGCTTGATACAGAGCTTCGGGCGCGTATTGATGCTCTGAGCCTAACAATCCACCCAATGCTCGCTGTGGACGCTACACGGCTTCCTAGAGGGGCTAAACCAGAAGTCCGCCCTGGCAAGATGATTCTAACCAATGGAGATCCGCGTGAAGTATTACAGCCGTTCAACTTCGGGCAAGTCAACCAGATTACATTTGGTCAGGCCGCGGCGTTACAGCAGATGGTTCAGCAGGCTACAGGCGCGGTCGATTCTGCTGGTATCGCGGGTCAGGTTAATGGTGAAGCAACAGCCGCTGGTATCAGTATGTCTCTCGGCGCTATTATCAAGCGCCATAAGCGTACTCTTATTAACTTCCAGCAGTCCTTCCTCCTGCCTTTCGTAACCAAGGCTGCACATCGTTATATGCAGTTTGATCCCGAAAACTATCCGGTAGCGGATTATAAGTTTACTGCTACCAGCACTTTGGGGATTATTGCCAGGGAATATGAGGTTACTCAGTTAGTCCAGCTTCTGCAGACAATGAAGCAGGACAGCCCCATGTATCCGCTTTTGATGCAAAGCATTATTGACAATATGAACCTCAGTAACCGTGAGGAACTGATTGCGGCAATGCAACAGGCGTCACAGCCCAACCCGCAAGCTCAGCAAATGGCGATGCTGGCTCAGCAGGCCCAAATAGAACTGCAACAAAGCCAGACGGCAGCATTGCAAGGTCAGGCCGCAGAATCGCAGGCTAGAGCAGGCAAGCTCGCAGTTGAGTCGCAGATTGCACCACAAGAGCTTCAGATTGATTTGGTAAATGCTGTCACCAAAAACCTGAAGGAAGGCGATCAGGAAGACAAAGAGTTTGAGCGTCGCCTAAAAGTGGCGGATCGGCTTTTGAAAAAGCGTGAAATGGAGGCTAAAACCCAAAATGCTAATGACGCAAACGGAACTCAACAACCTGTTCAGCCAAGTCAACGACGCCTTCAGGGAGCAGGGCCAGCGCCTCAAGGACTTGAAAGCGCAATTAGACCAGTTGGAGGCTAGGCTAGATGGCTACGAAAAAAGACCCAAAACTGGTACGCGCGGGCGTAAGCGGGTACAACAAGCCGAAACGAACCCCGAACCACCCAACGAAGAAGTTCGTGGTGGTGGCGAAGGTGGGGGACAAGACCAAAACGATTAGGTTTGGTGATGCTAAGATGAAGATCAAGAAGGATCAGCCTGCTCGCCGCAAGTCGTTTAGGGCTAGACATAAGTGCGATACCGATCCGCCCAGTAAGCTGACAGCACGATACTGGTCGTGCAAAAAGTGGTGATGATATGAAAGTAAAGGCACCAAAAGGCTATCATTGGATGAAAGATGGCAAAGAATATAAGCTGATGAAGAATCCTCCTGGCGGGTACAAGCCTCATAAGGGTGCTTCGCAGTCGGCTGACTTTAAGGTTCAGAAAGTCCACAAGGGCAAATAGGAGGCTTTTATGGCGGGCTATTCAAAAGGCAGAAACAAACAGGTTGTTAGGTCAATGCCGCCTAAGAAGAAAAAGAAAAAGAAAAAGAAGGTAGGGTACTAATGCCTAAGGCTAAGTATTCTGCCAAGCAAAAGAAGCTGGCAAAGGTTGCTCCGCCAAGGGACAAGATTACTGGTGCTGACTTGAGGAGGCTTAGAAAGCGTGGCGGCAAGAAAAAGTAAACCCAAGGCTAAGTCCAAGAAAAAGAAGGGCGCTATACCCGATAACGTAAAGAACAAGGCTCTTTATTCGCGGGTCAAATCTGAGGCTAAACGTAAGTTTGACGTATATCCCAGTGCTTATGCCAATGCATGGCTAGTTAGGGAATATAAGAAGCGCGGTGGCACTTATGCCTAAATCTAAGGATGGCTTAACCAAATGGTTTAAGGAAGAGTGGGTTGATATTAAGACCGGCAAACCTTGCGGTCGCAAGAAAGCCAAAGGTTCCAAGCGACCCTATCCCGCCTGTAGGCCAAAGGCTGTTGCTTCTAAGATGACCAAGGCAGAAAAAGAAGCGGCTAAGCGCAAGAAAAAAGGGCCAAAAGCAATTAAATATGCAGTTACAGCGTCTGGTCGCAGGCGGAAGAAAGCCAAGAAGGCTTGACGTTTATTCTGCAAAGATATACAAGGCAGTTTTGAGATAACCTTATGGCCTCATTGGACAAAGAAACCGAAGAGTATTACAGCAAGTATTTCGACCTGTTTCGTACCGAAGGGTGGAAGCAGTTAATCGAAGAGCTAAGACAAAACGCTATGATGATTAATAGCGTTGAGAATACAAAAGATCAGGAAGATCTTTATATTCGCAAAGGACAGTTAAAAGTCTTGGCATATTTGTTGAACTTTGAGTCAAACATGGAAACTAGCTTTGAGGAGCTAGAGAAAGAAGATGAAGATATTTGACTTTCGCTGTGAGAATGGTCATGTATTTGAAGAATTTGTAGACGGCACAACCACAGCCAGTAGGTGCGGCTGCGGCGCAATGGCTACAAAAATCGTTTCAGCTTCTAATTTCGTGCTGGATGGGTCAACCGGGGA